CAAATTTCAGATGCTGCATTTTTATATTTTTTAGTTTCTTTTTTATTGCCATTCTGTTCATTCATATCAGCGGATTTAACAGCAAATTCATACTGAGCAAAATATAAATCCATAGGTTGATAGTGTGCCATAGTTTTAGTTTATTGTTTTGTTTTTACAATGGTTAATATTTTTTCTATCCCTTCCATCATTTGCTTATGAGCCGATGAACTTCTAAATGATCTGACGTTTTTATAGCCAAAAGATTCAGCAATAATTTTATGACTCAGCTTATTTTCTTTGATTAAAGGGTATTTCATTCACAAATATAGCTAAAATTAATTGGATTGATAGTATATAAGGATAGAAATTATTTCTTAGTATCTAATTTCTGAACTAATTCGAGCCTTTTTATTAAATCAGATGTTTCTATTTGCGACAAATCAACGGTTTTAATCGTTCCTGAATGCTCGAGTTCTGTTTTATCAGTTAATCCTAAATCCCTAGCGATTATATTAGCATTTAATAGGTTTCCTGATGCTCCCTGAAACTTCTGATTGTATATTGTTTGCTCGATTTGATCAATGACCGTGTTAAAATCTTTTTCTCCATCCTTTAGTTGATGTTTAAAAGTCCTGAAATAAGCCTCATTACAACCTAAATAAAGGCATAATTGGCTTAATGTCATAGCTCGCATTATTGGCAGCTTTTCAGTTATTATTAAACCCTGAAAAGAGAATGCTTTTGTTTCATATAAAGGATTGTTTTCTACCCATTCAAAGTATTCACAAGCAGCCTCCCAAAGCAACTCAGGCGAAGCAAATAGCTTATCTCTGCCATGCTTTGATCTTAACTTCCAAAACTGATTACCTTTAGGTGCTGCCATTATTCGTAAATTTTATCAATTAAATCAATCAATGCCTCAACTACAATAGTAAAGCTATCATCAACAAAATTAGCACTTCCTGAGTCAAAGTTTATATTAAAGTCGCTAAATTGTTCGCTTATGGCTTCATTAGTTAATTCAGCCTTTATTTCTTCAAGTGTGTATTGTTTCTGTTCAGACATTTAACTACCTTATAATGATTAATTTACCTTGTTTTTCAAGTTCATCGACGAACTCATTCATTATCTTTATCGTTTCGTCTTTCCTAACATATACAATTTCGCCAATTTCAATATATTCGTATTTAGCAATCTCTTTGGCTTGTTCTTCTGTTACTTCGAGTATTAGTTTTTGTCTTTTCATCTTAGTTATACCAATTAAAAACAAATTCACAAGTATTCTGGTAATTAGTTGCTTTCTCATTGCAACTGATCTTCATTTCACCTTGCTCAGTCGAATAGATTTCAAAGTTATCTAAATTTTCTGATATATTGCTTTCAAGTGAGGTTTTTACTTCATCTTGAATCTTTTGGATTAGTTGTTGTTTATTCATTTTTAATAGGTTTAAAGTCATTGCAATATCTAAAATAACCACCTGAGTCAAACGGATAACCACTAAATCCCATATCCGGCATTCTAAACATTACACGTTTACCTAGTTTACATTTAGCCTTTTCTTCCTTTGTTAGTTTTATTAAATTAAAACTAATTTTAAAGTCAGGTTGAATAAAGTTTTGACATTTGTCACATTCTACTCTTTTTGCTTTCATGATTTAATTGTTAGTTCTTCTCCGGTTAAAGCAAAATAAAGGTTTTGAAGTTGGTGAACCTGAGTAATTTTCTTGTTATAATAATAATCAAATTCTCCTTTGTTTTTAAACCCAATATGCCAAACATTACTATGTTTATTATACGAAGTATCATTTGTAGAAAACGCAAGAAAAGTTAATAGTAAAAGATTTCCAAATTCATCTTTTTATATATTTAATATCGAAAATACTTGTTATTTTAAACTTGGAGTTTCTCAAAATATTGAAAGAAGATTTTTAGACATAACGAATGCAATGCCATTTAATACGAAAATAATAAAGAAGATTGAGATAGTTAAAGCATATGATTTTGAAGAATATATTCACAACATATTTAAAGATAAATTTGTTCAAAACGAATGGTTTTCACTTGATTTCATTGATATAAATACAATATTAAAAGAACTTGAATTATGGCAAGGCCAACATATTGGACAGAAGACAAGAAAAAAGCAGCAATTGACACTATTTTAGAAAAAATAATAGAAGGGAAAAGTTGTAGGTCGATATTAGATTCAGATAGAGAAAATTTACCCTCTAATAGATTATTTATAGAGTGGTTATCTGGAGATTTAGAATTAAGTAAGCAATACACGCAGGCATGTGAATTAAGGTCTGAAAAGATGGCTGATGATATATTAAACATTTGCGATTCTGTTGAAGATGATATTATTGTGCTTGAAGATGGCAGAGAAGTTGTTAATAATAATGTTATACAGCGAGATAGATTAAGGGTTGATACTCGTAAATGGTTGCTTGCAAAGATGAACCCTAAGAAGTTTGGTGATCGAATCAGTCAGGAAATAACAGGAGAAGTGACAATAAACAAACTTTCGCCCGAAGAACGACAAAAGCGAATAGACGAATTAATACAAAAAGCTAAGGAATAGAAAATTGTTAAATAAAAAACTATCATTGAAAATCAATTAATTAGTTAGAATGTTACAGTACTAAAACACCAACGTTGGAAATTATGAAAAAACTATTTCTTAAATCAATTGGATATATAATTGTTACAGAAAATCATGGAAAACAAACTTTATTAAATGTAAGGTCTATTCTCAGATATGAAACATACACTAATGAATTTTTAAAACATACTAAAACAAGATTATATTATTTAGATGGATCATTCTTAAACTTAATGAATACAACATCTGAAATTGATAGTTTAATATTTTAAAATGCTAAATGAATATGAAATAAAAGAACTTGAATTACTGATTGATCAAAAAAGGGTTGATTTAGCTAAGAACGATTTATTATCATTCACAAAATATACTTTCCAAAAGTTTCAGTCATCATGGTTTCATGTTAACTACTATCGAATACTTGATCTATTCGCTAAAGGCAAAATAAAGAAGCTGATTATATCAGTTCCTCCACAACACGGTAAAAGCCAAAACTCATCTATTCAGTTACCTGCTTTTATGATCGGGAATGATCCTGAATTAAAGATAGCTACTGTTTGTTATTCGGCTACTAAAGCACGAAAGTTCGGGCGAAAGACCAAACAACTAATGACTGAAAAAACCTATTTAAAATGCTTTAACTCTAGGTTAGCTGGTATGGCTGATTCAAACTATGTGAACACAGCCGAAGAAATGGAAATAGTAGGGCATGATGGTTCGTTAAAGATGGTAGGTTATGAAGGAGGGTTAACAGGTGATCCGGTTGATGTTCTTTTAATGGATGATCTATATAAATCATGGGCAGAGTCAAACAGTCCTGTAATTAGGGAAAATGTTCAGGATTGGTATATTACGGTTGCCGATACAAGACTTCACAATAATTCACAACAGTTAATTGTTTTTACACGTTGGAATAATGAGGACTTAATCGGGTTCATTGAGGCTAATAATGATGTTATTCACATTAAAAACTGGTCAGACATTGATAATCCTGATCCTGATAAATGGTATAAGGTAAACTTTGAAGCGATAAAGACCGGAGAACCTACCGACATAGACCCTAGAAAAGAAGGCGAACCTTTATGGCCAGAAAGACATAGTTTAAAAAAGTTACTAAATAGCAGATCGCAAGATCCATTAAAGTTTGAATGTTTATATCAAGGTAATCCAACAAGTGCAGCCGGATTGCTTTATGGCTCAGATTGGAAAACATATATAACTAAACCAACAGTAATAATCCGCAAAAACTATACAGATACAGCCGATATGGGCGACGATTACCTTTGCTCGATAGATTACGACGTTTGTGTTGATGGATTGGCCTATGTGGTCGATATTCGATACACTACAGAACCAATGGAAGTAACTGAACCATTAGTGGCAGGTGGGTTCTTAAAGAACAAAGTCAGTCATTCAGATATTGAAAGCAATAACGGAGGTCGTGGATTCGCTCGGAAGGTTCATACGATTTGTAACCCGAATCCAAACATTATACACACGTTTATAAATTGGTTTCATCAAAGCAATAATAAAGAATCAAGGATTATTAGTCAGGCTGCAACAGTTAAACAAAAGATAGTATTTCCTGATGATTGGCATATTCGTTGGCCTATTTTTTATATGCACGTAGTCACATTTAAACGCAAGTTTTCAGCGAATACAAATGATGATTGTGCCGATACTTTGACTGGTATTATTGAACGTATGGATTATGAAACTGGAGAATCGTTAATTATGGGTTCAGACGAACTATAATACTTTAATCAACCAGCCATTTAATCCGGTTACCAGATCAATCTTCTTAGCCTTTCGTAGTTCTCTTATTTCATCTTTAACCTGATCTTTTGTAAGTTCATTGTGTAGATCATATATTAACTCATTAACCCCGATATAAGGCCATTTAGTTGAGTTATACTTAGTGAATATGTATTGTTCTGATTTAGTCATGTGTAGTTTTTTAAAAACCCCTTATCGTAGGGGTTAAACGTTTAACTATGCAGCTACTTTAGCTTCAATGTTAAAAAGATTGATAGTTTTGCCTGTTATGGCTTAATATTCTCAGCTATCCATACTATCTGCTAATCAAAACCAGACACCCCCTTATCCGCCTTATTATAGTGGGTCTGCGGTTTCACATGAATCATGACCACTTATACAGTACTAAAGCGACTGGTTAGCTCAACTCAATTGGCCTGAGTTGGTGGAGGTGGTGGGATTTGAACCCACGTCTTAACAGTTTCAAAATAACGTCAACGAACATTGAGACAAATTTACAAATAAATCACTTATAAATCCTTATATTTGTATGTTTAAAAACATTTTCGTAAATTTCGGCAAAATATATCAATATGGCACTATTTGACAACTTCATCAAGAATAAGTTAAAGAACTTATTAAGTCAATCAGTTTATGAATATTGGATTCACTCAGGAGTTGTAAATAATATACCAGACAATCCAGAAGCGTACATAGAGCAAGGCTATTCAGGCAATACAACCGTTTATTCGATCATTAGCCGTATAGATGCCATGCGCAAACAGGCTACTTTAAAACTGTACGATAAAGACGGCAAAGAGATCGAAGAACACGAACTTCTAAAATATATTGATAAAGTTAACAGCCAACTATCAACCAATGATTTTATAACTCAGTTAATAGTCTATTGGCTAACAATAGGTGAGTTCTTTGTTTATAAACTTGCACCTGATACCGGACTGAATAAAGGCAAGGTTCAGGAATTACACGTTTTGCCGTCTGCTGATGTTGAGATTATTGAAGGAACAATCTTTGAGCCGATCAGAGGTTATAGAATCGAAGGAAATTATAACATTGAGTTACCATATCCGGCAGTTTATCAAGGCAAAAAGTTCAATCCTAATTGGAATGAAGAACGAACGTTGCACGGTCAGTCTCCTTTGCGTGCTGCTGCTAAAACTTTAACCAAACTCAACCAGATTGAAATAACAGAGACCAAACAATTTGAGAATCAGGGCGCACCTTATATTTTATTCAAAGATTCAGGAGGCAGCACATCTATTCAAGATCAAACCTTAACAATCGAACAGAAAGCAGACATTGAAAAGATGAACCGCAACGCTTCTAAAGGTGCAAATAGAGGTTTTCCGATTGTTTCAAGGGTTAAGCTAGGTAAACTAGACTTAGACTATTCCCTTGACGGCGTTAAGTTACTTTGATATACTAGAGTTACATTAACCACTCGCCACATGAAAACCTACCAAGTAAACATCGACGGAACGCACGACAATAGCCCTACAGGACTTCAGTGCATCAAAGGAAGTTTCCGAATAGAGGCTATCAGCGCTCTCGCAGCTCGAAAGGAAATGGAAAAGAAGATTTGGCTTAATAATAAGGTTGGTATGGTTTCCGTTGGTCAAGTAACCGAACTTATCTAACATGAAAACACTCAATAAAAACTTCTCGCTTGTCTCTGAGTGCTGCAGCCACCCGTTTGAAGAGAATGACGTACTGTGTAGGAAATGCTACGAAGGATGTGTTGGGCTTAAAGTATGTAATGAGTGCTCCGAAGAGGTACGCCTATGTGAATGTGAGGAAAGATGTAGCAACTGTGGGACTTGGGAGGAAGGGGCTTGTTACCACTGCAAACCATGAAAACTGAAATACCACAGGCCCTTAAAATCTCTCCTGAAGAAGCCTACTCATTAGGGTTTAAAACTGGTAGAGACACGATTATGCAAGAGCTTGTGAAGATGCATCAAAACTCCATCAAGCCAGTAACCGTGGTTTATAAACTCTGTGAATCCTGTAACAAAGCCATGCTATGAGAACTATTAAATTCAAATGCTTCTACGACGGGGACATGTGGCCATGCTCTATCTTAAACAACTCTAAGCAT